AAGTTCAAAGGTTTTGAATATAACGTCGGTGATAAAAAATACAGGTTTAATGTGAACAATGCTGAAGAAGTTAAAAATACTCAAAGTGATATAAATAATTTTACTAAAAAGTTTTTAGATAAAAATTCTACATTATCAGATGCTAAAGGGTATCATAAATCTTTATTTACAGCAATGAATGCAGATGCTGTTGCAAAACACTTCTACGAACAAGGAAAAGCTGATGCTATGAAAAATAGCGTTGCTAAAGCCAAAAATGTTAATATGAATCCAAGACAAAGTCATGGTGAAATAGAAGCAGGTGGTATGAAGTTTAAAGTTTTAGGTGATAATTCTTCTGATTTTAAGTTTAAAATTAAAAATAATAAATAACAATTTAAAATTAAAAAATTATGGCAATTACAGGTGTTCCTTCGGGAACTATTGCTCCAGCTCCAGCGCAACAAACGTTGGCGTCGAACTATATTGATTTTACAAATGGTACGAATGACTGGGCGCAACAATATTTACCAGATCTTATGGAAAAAGAAGCTGAGATTTTTGGAAACAGAACTATCTCAGGATTTCTTTCGCAAGTAGGAGCTGAAGAGGCTATGACAGCTGATCAAGTTGTATGGTCTGAACAAGGAAGATTACATTTATCATATACTGCTACAGTAGTAGGAGCTGGTGATGTAAATGGTACGTTAGCAATTACTGCTGATATAGATGGTGATACTACAGTAGGTTCAACTACTAGTAGAACTCACGCTATTAGAGTTAACGATACAGTATTAATCGCACAAGCTGGTGTTGTAGTTAAAGCACTAGTTGTTGAAACTCCAGATTCAAATGTTGTTTCAGTTGAGCCTTACGCGGCTGCAACTTTAACCGCTGCTGGTCTTAGTGATGCTTCTGCTACTGTATTAGTTATTGGTTCTGAGTATGGTAAAGGTCAGTCTTATTCTGATATTACTGGTACTTTTAGCTCTGATAGAAGAGAGGCTATAACACCTACTTTCAAGCACTTTGACAACAAGCCAATTATTATGAAAGACTACTACGAAGTTTCAGGATCTGATGCTTCTCAAGTAGGTTGGGTTGAAGTTTCTGGTGAAGAAGGTCAATCAGGTTACTTATGGTACTTAAAAGCTGAAGGTGATACAAGAGCACGTTTTACTGATTACTTAGAAATGAGTATGATTGAAGCTGAAAAAACAGCTGCTAACTCTGCTATTGGTTTTGCTAATAAGCAAATTAGAGGTGCTGCTGATTCTGGTGCTGGTGGTTCTGGTACTGAAGGTTTATTCGCTGCTATTGAAGCTAGAGGTAATTTAACTTCTGGTGTTACTGGTATTAACGCTGCTACTGATTTAGCTGAGTTTGATGCTATCTTAGCAGAGTTTGATAAAAATGGTGCTATTGAAGAAAACATGATGTTTGTAAATAGAGCTACTTCGTTAGCTATTGATGATATGTTAGCTTCAATGAACTCTTACGGGGCTGGTGGTACTTCTTACGGAGTATTCAACAACTCTGAAGACATGGCATTAAATTTAGGTTTCACTGGTTTCAGAAGAGGTTCTTATGACTTCTACAAGTCTGACTT